AATTATTGAAAAAGAAACTTGAAGGAGTTGAGGATAAAGACTTTTATTCTTATTGTATGAAAACCTTAAAAACAAAAGAGAAATGAAAACATTAGTTCAACTATTAAACGATGCCGTAGTAGAGGCATATATTCTTGCATATAAAGGAAAGATTAAAGTGTCCCCTGCTTTTTTTGATATAAGGAATTACATTGAAAAAGAAAAGTGTATAGGTTATTTAATCTGCGCGCGTAGATTTGGTGGCTACGAGTTACAAAGGGACTCAAGTCTACAAGGATATGGCATAACCTTTAACACCAAAGAGAGATGAAAACAAACTACGATTCAATCAGGAGCGAGGAGAGCCGTAAGGTGATAGAGCTGATCAATCACTACGCTACTAAGAACGCAAAGCGCACAAAGGTTAAGAGATACACCTATGGAAGTATCTCAGAACAATGTATGAAAGACCTATCAACATATGGAATCGAAAAAGACTAGTAGTCAAATCCTAATCAATAGGAAGAACCTAGAGATGTTTATACACATCCTAACACAGGTACACATGAGAGGTCAGCTCTCAGCAGATGAACAAGCATTCGTAGGTAAGTTTGTAGACCTACCAGCAGCACCTGTGAAAGCAAACAGATCACAGCGTAGGATGAATCAGAAGATGATCAACCAGATAATCAGAGAGGAGCGTAAACGCAATCTAGAAGAATAGGGTTTTATAGTTAGGAGGTTTACCGAATTTGACACATTAAAAATGGACAAGACTCAAGAACATAAGACAGCAATGCTAAAGGCATTAGAAGCGAATCTAGGTATCGTAACCAAGTCGTGTGATGCTGTGGGTATATCAAGACAGACTCACTACAACTGGATGAAGGATGATCCTGAATACAGAAAGTCAGTTGATGAACTAGAGAATGTAGCGCTCGACTACGCAGAAGGAAAGCTCCATAGTCAAATAGAGAAGGAGAACCCTACGGCAATCATCTTCTATCTAAAGACCAAAGGCAAGAGGAGAGGGTACATAGAACGCCAAGAGATAACACACGAGGGTATCAAGACATTCACCATTGAAGAAGTAGATGAGCAAGATCCAAGTCAATAAAGTATTCGGACACCTCACACGATCAAATAAGAAGATAGTAGTAGAGCAAGGCGGTACTCGTAGCGGTAAGACCTACAACATCATCCTGTGGATTATCTTCTACTACTGCACAAACAATACAGGCAAGACTATCACTATTGCTCGTAAGACCTTCCCAGCTGTACGCTCCTCAGTCATGAGGGACTTCCTAGAGATACTCAAAGCCTACGACCTCTACAAAGAGGAGAACCACAACAAGTCTAACAGCGAATACCAACTCAACGGCAACCTGATAGAGTTCATCTCAATGGATCAACCTCAGAAGATTAGAGGGCGCAAGAGAGATCTGGCATTCTTGAATGAGGCGAATGAACTAACGATGGAGGACTGGCAGCAGATAGTGTTTCGTACTAACGGCAGAATCATCCTTGACTATAACCCATCAGATACCTACCACTGGATCTACGACAGGGTGATACCGAGAGAGGATGCTGACTTCTATCAAACGACCTACCGAGACAATCCATTCCTAGATCCTACTATCATCTTAGAGATAGAGCGACTGCAAGAAACGGATGAACACTACTGGAGAGTCTATGGACTAGGTGAGCGAGGTACTAACAGAGCGCAAGTGTTCCAGTTCACAACGATACAGCAAGTGCCTAGCACAGCAAAGTTCCTATCCTATGGTCTTGACTTTGGATTCACTAATGATCCATCAGCACTCGTTAAATGTTACCAAGAAGGTAACAACCTCTACTTTGAGGAGATGCTCTACTCTACCAACCTAACCAACCAAGACCTCTCAAGGAGGTTCACTGATATAGGGATAGGAAGGTACGAGGAGATATACGCAGATAGTGCAGAGCCTAAGAGTATAGAGGAGCTGCATAGAATGGGTTGGACTATCAAGCCAACCACTAAAGGAGTAGACAGCGTAAACGCTGGTATTGATATGCTGAAGCGTTATAAGATACACATCGTAGGAAGCAACCTGATGAAAGAGATGGAGAACTACCGATGGATAGAAGATAAGAATGGTAACTTGCTGAACAAGCCAGAGGACAAGTGGAATCACTTGATTGATGCAGCGAGATATGGAGTATACAACAAACTAAGCAAACCTAACTATGGTAGATACGCAATCCGTTAAGATAGAGATACCAGAGGCACTAGCCGACATCTCAGTAGGGAAGTACAAGAAGTTCATCATGATGGCTACGGAGGAGAATGGAGATGAACAAGCTCTGTATCACTTCTGTGGTCTTACTCCTGATCAACAGGAGAACATGAAGAAGAATGATAGGGACTACATCAGAGAGAAGATAGCAGCTGTTCTAGCAGAACGACCAGCACTTGTTCAGACCTTCACATACAGAGGCGTAGAATACGGCTTCCATCCTAAACTAGAGGACATCTCTATGGGAGAGTATGTAGACCTCGATGAGTTACTCAAAGAGCCTTACAAGAACGCAGAGAAGGTTCTAGGTATTCTGTATAGACCTATCACTACTAAGATGTATGGTCGGCATCTGGTTGAAACCTACGATCCTGATAAGCACAATGGGCTTGGATTCCAAGACCTATCTGCTGACATCTTTCTAGGTTGTCTGCTTTTTTTTTATCGTTTAGAGATCAGCTTACTCATAACTTTCCTACGATCTTCACAGAAGGAGGAGGAGATGAACCAGCCTTTGACAAGCAAACGCAGTTCTCAAGAAAGTGGGGATGGTATGGCGCAATCAATCAGATTGCTGGAGGTGATCTCTCAAAGTTTGATGAAGTAACAGCACTACCAGCTCGTACCTGTTTGACCTTCCTAGAGTTCTCTCTTGATAAAGCTGAGGTCGAGAAGGCACATATGAAAAACCAATCAAGGTTCTAGGTTATTAAAAAAACTATGTTTATATTTGTGTAAATCAAAACACAAGAGAGACATGAGTTTATACGACAAGCTATCACCAGAAGCACTCAAGGTGCTAGATCAAGAGATGGTCAAGTACCCTAGCCTTACACAAGGCATTGTAGATGCTTTAAAGAACAACGATGTTGTTATCACTTTAACGATTGGTCAAGGCATATCTATCGGCACAGCCTTTGGATTTGAATGCACAGCTATTAACCTTTTCAGCTTCTTTGAGTAATGGACTACCTAGACAGAGAGTTAATGGACTATCAGAATGATCAGGCGAGTCAATGTGATATATGCTACGAATACTGCGATGATAGCTGGGTATGTAACTGCTGCCACGATTGTGAGAAGGAGAGTTGCGTATGCGATGAAGAAGAAGTACATTTGGGTATCTAGATTGGTTTACTAGATAGGTTTGGTTGAGGAGGGCTGTGGTGGCTCTCCTCTTTTTTTATACCTATTTTTACCTATTGGGTTTTTTAATTGTATGAAGAAGGGATACTACCAAATCACAGAGGCACTTAAAAGTGCAGTAGAGGCTAACGACCACATCAATCAAGTAAGCTGGGGGAACATATTTGACATCGACTTTCGTAAGATGGATATGTACCCACTGGCTCATGTCATCACAGGTAACGCTACATTGAATGAGCGTACCATCTCTTACGAGTTCGACTTGCTAGTGATGGATGTCGTAGACTACTCCAAAGAAGCGAAGGATCTATATGAGGGCAACATGATGAAGCAAGACATCTATCACAGAACACTTGCTACTATCTCAGAGATCCTCGCGACCTTCCGCAGAGGTGATCAGTACGATGCCTACTTCAGACTTACAAACGATCCTATTGCAGAGCCGTTCGATGAGGACTACGAGGCGAACATCTGTGGATGGAAGGCAACGCTAGTGATTGAAGCAATCAACCCGAACAACATCTGCTAGTGGAGAACAGAAACCGAAATACGCAACTCGCACTAGAGAAGTTCGGTAAGTATCTGGTAACAGAGTCCAGAAAGAACCTAACGAGAAAGAACAAGAACAACACTAGGAAGTTGTACGACTCGTTGAGGTACGAGGTTGATGTAACAACCAACGCTGTGAACTTCGACTTTATAATGGAGGAGTATGGCGAGTGGGTAGACAAAGGCAGAAAGAAGGGCAAGATGCCTCCTCAAAAGGAGATCTTCAAATGGGTACAGAAAAAAGGTATTCAGTTTAGAGACAACAGAGGCAAGTTCAAGACCTATGAGAGTACAGCTTGGGCGATAGCCAAGAGCATAAAGAAGCGAGGTATACCAGCAACCGACTTCTACTCAAGACCTTTCAACTTAGGATATGCAAAGCTACCTAACGATGTAGTCCAAGCATACGCTCTAGACATTCAAGACTTTCTAGAGTTCAGCATAAACGAATTAAACAAGAAGTACAAAGATGGCAGTAATTAGTCCAACAGGATTGCTAGGAGTACGCTCTCCTATATTCATCACTTGGAATGGTACTGGTGTTAGCGCATCAGACATCAACTCATTTGAACTAGAGATATATGCTTGGAATGGTGAGGAGTCTGCGAAACCAGCTACTCCTATTTATACAATCAACAGAACATCAGGATTTGTGGATTCATTTCCTACTGCTGACATATCAAAGCTACTTGAGAATGAGTTCATAAACCGAGTGTCCAAGCTAACGCAAGAGGCGATTGTAGACAACTCTCCAGACTCACTGCTATGGGTACAGGTAGACTATGACATCAACTATGATGTAGGTGGTACACCTACTACTGATGCAGGATCTACCGATGTGTTCATAGCAACCTATGGCTATGGTAAGTTCGTAGAGGGTGCTAACCCGAACATCACCAAACCAATACTACAAAAGCACGAGAGGTACGCATACGATACTGATGCCTTTATGATGTCTATCTTCTTAGGTCTACATGGTGAAGGTCTAGATGCTATCTATGGCTATCGTGATAGAGTCATCGCAGATGGTGGTGTAGTAGAGTCATTGAGCTGTGCTAACATTGGACTCGCTAAGATCAAGGTATTGAATGATGATGCGACTAGCTATGAGTACGCAGTAACGGAGGCAGATGTCTACGGCACTTCAGTAGAGGAGCGTTTGATGCTGTTCCCAGCTGGTATCGCTAACCTATCCAACTGGAAGGCTAACAACGGACTATCAGGAACTGCACCATACAACACCAAATACTACGACATACAACTACTAGATGGCTTTGATAATGTCATAGAGTACATGAGGGTGTATAACGAATGCGAGGCTAAGTACGATCCTGTATCAATCTACTTCGTGAATCGCTATGGTGCATGGGACAACCTGACCTTCTTTAAGAAGTCGGAAACCAACCTCAGCGTATCGAAGGAGGACTATCGCAGTATCATCGGTGGTGCATCTGCTAATGGGTACACATGGGGTACACAAGCACGAGGCATGAGAACCTATAACCACGAAGCTCGTGAGAGCATTACTTTGAATACTGGATTCGTGTCAGAGGATTACAGCGAAGTCTTAGAGCAGCTGTTGATGAGTGAGTATGTGTTGATGGTAATCAATCGCACTACTGAACGATCAGGAACTTCTTACGACATCGAGCAATCGCAGAGAACGATTAAGGTGGTTACCAATAGTCTAAGAAAGCAGAAGCATATAAACGACAAGACTATCAACTACACTATCAACATTGAGTTTGCTACTACACAGAACGCAATGATATGATAGAGATATACATCGGATCAAGTAGGCTAGACACCTTCAAGGATGAGGATGTCAATATCAAACTGAGTGTTCAGAACATAAAGGACATCAGCAAGATATTTGCGGACTATACGCAGAACTTCAGCGTACCAGCATCTAAGGCAAACAATGCGGTGTTCAAACACTACTACAATGCAGATGTGAGTGGAGGCTTTGATGCCTCCCTTAGAAAGTCTGCTACGATACTGCTAGACAAAGAGCCATTCAGAGAGGGTAGCATTGAGCTACTAGGAGTCAATATGAAGAACGGACTAGCAAGTAGCTATGAGATAGTGTTCTTCTCTGCTGGTGTCAATCTCAAAGACTTGTTCGGTGAGGATGAGCTTACCGACCTAGACCTATCGGCATATACGCACGATTACACAGGAGCGAATGTACGCACAGGCGCAGAGACTGGATTGAGTAGTGGCAACATCATCTATCCTCTTATCTCACCAGTTGATGATTGGTTCTACCATAGTTCATCATCAAACCATCAAGACAACAATATAGCGTATCACACTACGAACGATCCTCATGGTCTACACTACTATCAACTCAAACCAGCTATCAAACTCGCAGCACTTGTTGATGCGATAGAAGCGAAGTATAGTATCACCTTCAACAGCAACTTCTTTGCCTCTGATAAGTTCACTCAGTTGTATATGTGGTGTCATCGTAGAGAGGGGTATATGTTCAAGGATCAGGAGAACGGATGGAATCCTGTACGAATTAGATACCAAACATCTAGCAATCCCTTTGCTCCCAGTGCGCCATTTGTAGTGCTTGATGATGCTGGTGATTTTGATGTAGTCAAGTCTAGCAGCTTGAATATGAATTTTCAAATTCACTACGACCTTACCATCATATCGGGATCTGATATAGGTCTATACATCTATGTCAATGGTAATCTATTCACTACTAAGGAGCATACTGCTAGTGTTACAGGAGAAGTAGTAGAGATGAATGGCATCAAGATTAACGACAAGATAAGCGTACGCCACGCACCAGTTCAAGGTGCTGCAAGTGCAAACTATGAGTTCAGTCTTGATGTAGATATTCTAGATTACACGGGATCTGGTGCTGGATATCCTAGAACATACATCACTGCATCTACTGGTGGTTTGCTAATGACCTTCGACAACGAAGTAGTGATAGCAAACCAAATGCCAGAGCAGAAGATAAGCGACTTCATCACTGGACTTGTTAAGATGTTCAACCTCACGATAGAGTCTACAAGTGCAACGCAGTTCACTCTAGAGCCTTTAGATGATTGGTATGCTAGTGGATCAACATACGACATCACAGACTTCACAGACATCTCTAGCCATAAGGTAACAAAGCCAGAGCTGTACAGAAGGCTCAAGCTAGAGCATGAGTTGGCAGATAGTAAGTTGATGCGTACACATAGACTAACGAGTGGAGATGTAGGCTATGGCGATCTAAGAGCCGACTTCATCTTTGATGGTGGTGAGCTAACGAACCAAACCAACTTTGAACTACTACGCTTTGACAAGTTGATAGATGTGCATACAAGCACACCAATAGACTTCTTGGTAGGTAAGTCCATAGACAAAGACCTAGAGCCTTATATCGGTGCGCCTATGATCTTCTATTCTAATGGTACGCTAGACATCAGCGGAACGCCTATCGGGTTCTTAGATGAAACAGGGGTAACTCCTAGTCCAGCAGATCCTATGGATCAGTGTGTATTCATGGCTAATGTAAATGACAGCACATCGGCAGATGTAACGCAGATGCTGACCTTCGGTCTAGAGCTAGATCCGTATCATGGTCAGGCGTTCAATGAAACGCTGTACTCGCAGTTCTGGGAGGACTACATCACTGACCTCTACTCAACGAGTAGGAGGGTGTATAGCTTCAAAGCTATCCTACCTATGACTACGATATATCAGTTGAAGATGAATGACAAGCTAGTGATCGCTGGTAAGCGATATGTAATAAATGAAGTGAACCTCAACCTCAGAACGAGAGAGGCAACACTTGAACTTCTAAACGATGTCTAATGAACTTGGGTTTTATAATAGAGCAGCTTTCAAAAGCTGACCACTTCACAGAGGAGGTACAGATAGCGAAGGGTAGGTACAAACTAATCACGACTTGGAAGGAAGCTAAAGCACATATCAAATGGCTGAGAAAAGGGAAATAGAAATAAATGTCAAAACGGATAAGGCTGTCAATAATGTAGACAACCTAACAGATGCCGTAGAGGACACTGCGAAAGCAGCCGACAAAGCGGAAGGCTCATTTGATGGTTTAGTATCAGGTATTGACAAGATGACTGGTGGTCTAGTTTCTGGATTTAAGAATGCGGTAACTGGTATTAAGAACGGCGTGAAGGCGATGAAAACCTTGAAGGTTGCTATTGCAGCCACTGGTATTGGATTGCTAGTTATTGCTATCGGTTCTCTAGTCTCTTACTTTACCAATACCCAAAAGGGAGCAGATAAGTTGAATGTAGCGTTCAAAGCGATAGGTGCTACTATTGATGTATTGGTTGATCGTGTATCAACATTTGGTGAGGGGTTGTTTAAGATACTATCAGGTGATTTCTCTGAAGGTGTAGATATCCTGAAGGGATCATTTAAGGGATTGGGTGAGGAGATACGCAATGAAGCATCGGCAGCAGCCGAACTAGAACGCCAGTTCCAAGCATTACAGGATCGCGAGATTTCAATGATAGAAACTCGTGCAGAGCGTAGAGCATCTATTGAAGCCTTACGACTTGTAGCGGCAGATGAAACTAGAGATCTACAAGCTAGAGCCAACGCATTAAAGGAGGCGATGGAACTAGAGAAGCAACTTGCAGATGAGGAGGTAGCGATAGCAGCAGAGAGGGCTAGAATCTTACAAGAGCAGAATGCACTAGGTGAGTCTACGAGAGATGACTTACAAGCAGAGGCAGAAGCTAATGCTCGTGTGATTGAATTACAAGCACAGCGTGATACTCGTTTGAAGGAATTGGTTGCTACATACAACAGCTTGAACAAGCAAGTAAGAGATGCAGCTCAAGCCATTCGTGATGAGGAGTCAGCCATCCTAGAGCTAAACACTAAGGCGGTAGATAGTAAGAAGTTCGCAGTAGATAACGAACTGAAGATGCACAAGATGCTACGCACAGGCATGGCTCAGATGGATCAGCAGTATGCTTCAACAAGAGAGCAGATAGAAGCTGACTCAGCAAAGAAAACTAGATCACAGAAGATGGCAGAGCTAGACATAGTTGCTGGAGCATTGAATGGTCTAGGTCAGTTGGCTGGTGAGAATGCGGCAGCTGGTAAAGCAATAAGCGCAGCAGAGGCTATCATCAACACCTACACAGGTGCTACTAAAGCCCTAGCACAAGGTGGTATCTTTGGTGCGGTAGCAGCAGCTGGTGTAGTAGCTAGTGGTATCGCTAGTGTTCGTGCAATCTACAAAACTGATATCCCAACGCCATCACCTTCTAATGTAAGCGTAGGGGGTAGACAACTAGGCGGCGGCGGAGGTGGTTCTAGACCAGCATCACCTACACCTAACATCCCTAGACCTCAACTCGCTACTGGTATCGGGTTTGATACATCAGGTGCTAACTTAGGCAATCAGATAGCAGAGAGTCTGCAAGGCTCATCAATGAGAGCGTATGTAGTGAACCAAGACATACAGAGCGCAGAGAAGCTAGATCGTAAAATAGAAGAAACAGCAACATTCGGATAGTATGAGATTTTTTGAATTAGTATTAGATGAGGAGAAGCTATTGCATGGCATTGATGCTATCAGCATCGTAGAGCATCCAGCGATAGAGGAGGACTTCATCACAATGAGCAAGGAACACAAGTTCGAGTTCAAAGAGGTAGACAACGAGAAGCGCATCCTGATGGGTGCAGCTATGATTCCAGAGAAGCCTATCTACCGAGTAGATGGTGGCGAAGAATACTATGTGTTCTTTACTAAGGAAACGATACGCAGAGCATCGGAGTTGTACTTGATGAATGGTAAGCAAGGCAACGCTACCCTAGAGCATGAGAAGAAGATAGAAGGTCTATCGTTAGTTGAGAGCTGGATCATAGAGGACAGCGACAAGGACAAGTCTAGAGCCTACGGCTTAGAGTACCCAGTAGGTACATGGATGGTATCTATGAAGGTTAATAACGAGGACATCTGGGAGAACTATGTCCGTGAGGGTATCGTAAAGGGATTCTCTATTGAGGGCTGGTTCATGCAGCGTGAGTCCGCTATTGAGGTCAATACGGAACTATCAGCAATCGAATCAGCAGAAGCAGAACACCTCCTCTCCCTATATCTTCTGGGAATAACTAAAGGCGTTCTCAAGAACGACAAGAGATACAAGAATGGAAAGAAGCTGGAGATGGAGTCATTCAAAGACTACCCTGATTCAGTATCTAACAATGCAAAGAAAGGAATCGAACTCAACGAGAAGCAAGGCAACAAGTGCGCTACTCAAGTCGGTAAGATCCGAGCGCAGCAGCTCTCACAAAAGCAACCACTCTCAGTAGAAACCATCAAGCGTATGTACAGCTACTTAAGTAGAGCGCAAGAGTATTACGATGAAGGAGACACCACATCCTGTGGTTACATATCGTATTTGCTATGGGGTGGTCTAAGTGCTAAGAGATGGGCAGAGAGCAAATTGAAGGAGCTGGATCAGATATAGAAAGTAACCCAAAATCAAAATAAATAGTTGTTTAATTAACAAAGTTCTAGAAAATGAATCTAAACGAAGTGTTCAAGAAAATTGAAATGGCTCTCACTCCAAGTGAAGAAGCTGCTCCTGTTGAGGAGGTAAAGGTAGAGATGGCGAATATGCGCCTCGCTAATGGTGTCGTGATTGAGGCTGAGTCTTTCGAGGCTGGTCAGAATGTATTCCTCGTTGGGGAAGATGATGAGAAGGTAGCTGCTCCAGTAGGAGAGCATGAACTAGAAGATGGTCGTGTATTGGTTATCGTAGAAGAAGGTGTCATCGCTGAGATCAAAGAAGTAGAAGAAGCACCAGCTGAAGAAGAAGTTGAGGTTGAACAAGCTGCTGAGGAAGAAGAAATGGGCTATGTTACCAAAGAGGAGTTTGAAAGCGCAGTATCTGAGATCAAAGAGATGATCGCTAACATGATGCCTCAAGAGGAAGAAATGAGTGCTACTGAAGAAGTAGTAGAAGAACAAGTGGAGATGAGTGTTGATGAAGCACCAGCGGCTAAGAAAGTAGCAGTTGCTCCAGTAGAGAAAAAAGTAGACATGAATCGCTATGCTAAGAAAGCACCGCAAGATACATTGTCTCGTGTTTTAAGTAAGTTATCATAAATTAAATAAAGAAGAAAAATGGCTACAACCACTTCAGTAACTACAACCTACGCTGGTGAAGCGGCAGGGCGTTTTGTAAGCGCAGCTCTTTTGAGCGCAGACACTATCGATGGCGGTGGTGTTACAATCAAACCAAATGTAAAGTTCAAAGAAGTCCTAAAGACTATGAACTTAGATGCAATCACTAAGGATGCAACTTGTGATTTCTCTGACACTTCAACATTGACTCTCGCAGAGAGCATACTTGAGGTCAAGCAACTACAAGTAAATCTGGAATTGTGTAAGTCCGATTTTGAGGACGACTGGCTTGCTGCTGAGATGGGCTTCTCTGCTCATGACAACCTTCCAGCTACATTCTCTGATTACTTGATCGGATATGTTGCTTCTAAAGTCGCTGCAAAGAACGAATCAAACATCTGGCAAGGTGTTGATGCTAACGCTGGTGAGTTCGATGGTTTCACTACATTGGCTGCTGCTAACGCAGATGTGATTGATGTAACTGGTACGACTATCACTGCTGGTAATGTAATTGATGAGTTAGGTAAAGTAGTAGATGAAATTCCAGCTGCATTGTACGGCAAAGAGGATCTATACATCTATGTATCACAGCACATCGCTCGTTCTTATGTTCGTGCATTAGGTGGCTTCGGAGCTTCAGGCTTGGGTGCTAATGGTGTTGCTGCACAAGGTACTACTTGGTACAACGGAGGCGATTTAGCTTTTGATGGTGTTAAGTTGTTCGTAGCTTCAGGTCTACCGACAAACGATATGATTGCTGCTCAGAAGTCTAACTTGTACTTCGGTACTTCTATCCTTGCTGACTGGCAAGAGGTGAAGTTGTTAGATATGGCTGATTTAGATGGTAGCAAAAATGTTCGTGTGATCATGCGCATGGCTGCTGGTTGTCAGATCGGTATCGGTGCTGATGTAGTTTACTACACTTAAGAAGTAGTTATTTAATCATTAAAGGGGTAGGTGGGTTCAATCTGCCTACCCTTTTTTAATTCATAGAATATGGCGTGTACATTAACAAAAGGAAGAAACGAGCCTTGTAAAGATGTAGTAGGTGGTATCACCTCTGTGTACTTTGCAGACTTCGGAACATTAGGTGCGATTGGCTACGATGGCACTGCTGGTGAGACTGATGTGATTGAAACATTTGGAGGAACTCCAGATTGGTTTGAGTTCAAACTAAAAGGAAACTCTAGCTTCGAACAAGCTGTTACCTCATCTCGTGAGAATGGTACAACCTTCTACGAGCAGACATTAAACTTGACCTTCAAGAAGATGTCTAAGCAGACTCACAACGAATTGAAGTTACTTGCTTATGCAAGACCTCATGTGATCGTAGAGGACAACAACGGCAACAAGTTCTTGATGGGCTTTGAGTATGGTGCTGAGGTAAGCGGTGGCTCTATCGCAACAGGTGCAGCAATGGGTGATCTATCAGGTTACACTTTGACCTTCACTGGTCAAGAGAAGATTCCAGCGAATTTCGTAGATGCTACGATTACAGCTGATGCTTCTAACATCTCTGACATCTAATAGTCTAAACTACTAGAATCAAAAAACCCCTTCCAATTACGGAGGGGGTTCTTTTTTGGTAGGAATTGCACCTACCTAAGAGAGCAATGAATGGCAAATATACCACATCTTTCCTTTTGGGTTTTATAATTAGATGATAATTGTAGAAGAAAATACAACGGCTACGATCAAGATGTACCTCCGAGACTTTACTACGGAGTCATTTGAGATTGAGATAATCTCTGAGGATCAGCGTAAGGAGGTAGTAGACACTACCCTTAGTGGAACATGGAACGACTTTAGAAAAGTGCTTACCTTTACCTATGATGTATCTGCTCTAGTAGCAGAGAACTTCTATGTCGTTAAGATATGGGAGGCTAGTAAGGTGAAGCTACTTTCTCAGGATCGTATGTATATCCTACCTTCAGGATCGGATGTTGCTACATACCAACCGAAACTAGCAGCAACTGAGAAAACAATGGACAACGAATTTAAGATCTATGGCGAATAACATAAACTTCGTGCAGCTGTCAAGCTACACCTCTCCAACGATTACAGAGAACGCTCGTAGCGGATGGGTAGAGTATGGCGAGGACAATAACTACTTCCAGTACCTGATTGACCGATACAACGGATCACCTACTAACAACGCAGTAGTGTCTGGTATCATTGACATGATATTCGGTAAGGGTATAGATGCAACAGATTCAGCACAAAATCCAGAGGGCTACTTGCAACTGCGTAAGCTGATTAAGGATAGCGAACTGAAGAAGGTCATCAACGACTACTACTTGCTAGGGAACGGAGCGTTCCAAGTCATCTACAACAGAGACAAGAGCAAGATCGTTGAGGTGTACCATATGCCAGTAGAATGCCTACGCTCTGAGAAGTGTAACGCTGAAGGCGATGTTGAGGGTTACTACTATGCTTATGATTGGGGTGCAGTACGCTCTAAGAAAGGCGTAGAACGCATTCCAGCCTTTGGTTATGGCGAAGCATCTGAGAAGGTAGAGATACTCTACTTTAGACCTTATAGATCAGGAAGCTATTACTACTCACCAGTAGACTATCAAGGAGCGTTACCATACGCAGAGCTAGAGGGTGAGGTTGCAAACTACCACATCAACAACATCAAGAACGGACTAGCTCCTTCTATGATTGTGAACTTTAACAATGGTGTACCTCCAGAGGAGGAGCGTGATATCATTGAATCACAGATTAAGCAGAAGTGGAGTGGTTCATCGAACTCAGGTAAGTTCATCCTAGCGTTTAATGATGACTCAAATAGCGCAGCGAGTATTGAGCCTGTGCAACTATCCGATGCTCACAACCAGTACGAGTTCTTATCTAGAGAATCACAGCAGAAGGTACTAGTAGGTCATAGAATCACTAGCCCTATGCTGTTCGGTGTTAAAGACCAAACAGGTCTAGGCAATAATGCTGATGAGATAAAGACAGCATTCCAGCTGTTTGATAACAGCGTTATCCAACCAAAGCAAGACCAAGTCATTGCAGCACTTGATCAGATACTAGGATTCAACAACATTGCACTCAACCTATACTTTAAGACTCTTACTCCTATCGAGTTTACAGACTTAGAGAACGCTAAGACTACTGAGGTAATAGAGGAGGAAACAGGAGTCAAGATGAGCAAGTGTTCTATGGATATGCCAGAGGAGTACGATACTATGGTCGATGACCTTATCGCTTTAGGTGAGGATGTAGATGAAGATCAATGGGAACTAGTAGATGAGCGTGATGTAGACTACGATCAGGAAGATGCACTAGACTCTACGCTGAAGTTTGCCTCTACTGGTACAGCAAGACCTAACGCTAACAGCGAACAAGATGGTGAGAATGTAGAGGGTACTCAGTTCCTAGTTCGTTACAGATACGATGGAAGCAAATCACCACAGCGTGAGTTCTGCCGTAAGATGATGACAGCGAACAAAGTCTATCGCAAAGAGGACATCATGACTATGGACAACCAAGCGGTGAACGCTGGGTTCGGAGTCAATGGTGCAAGTACCTACTCTATCTGGTTGTATAAGGGTGGTGCTAGATGCAAACACAAGTGGGTTCGTAGAACCTACATGAGTAAGGGAGGGGTAAGACCTGATGTTAAGAGTCCGAATGCTGAAACAATCAGCACAACGAAAGCAAGACAGAAGGGCTTTAGACCAGAGGCTAATGACTCAAAGGTAGCTGTAACTCCTAGTAACATGAAGAACAAGGGGTTCGTGAACCCTCCATCTATTAAGGACATTCAAGGAGGTATATAATGGCGCAGATACTATTTGTCAGCCCAGCTGATGTTATAAAGAGAACAGGAATCAACGGCAATGTGGACAGAGATCAGATGATCCAGTTCATCAAGATTGCTCAGGACATCCACATTCAGAACATACTAGGCACTAAGCTATTCAACAAGATAGCTAGTGATATCAATGGTGATACTTTGACAGGTAACTATCTTACGCTCTTTACGAGCTACATTCAGGATATGGTGATACACTATGCAACGATAGAGATATTGCCTTACATCCACTATAAGGTAGCAAATGGAGGCATCTATGTAAAGGGTGCAGAGAATGGCGAGAGCGTAACAAAGCAAGATCTGGACTACCTAGTACAAAAGGAGCGAGACATCGCAGAGCATTACTCTCGTAGGTTCGTAGATCACATGGCGTATTATAGCAGCTTGTACCCTGAGTACAACAACAGCAGCAACGATGATATGTACCCTAGTAAGAATCAGAACTTCAATGGATGGGTTTTATAGTTAAGAAGATCTACAAGCCAAAGGCTTCAAACATAAAGAAGCTAAAGGTGTATCTAAAAAAACAGAATAAGAATGGGTAACGGCTACGGAGCAATATACGGAAGCACTTGGTGGGGTTCACAGAACGACATCAACTTCAACGAGATTAGCTACTACATCTATGCGGTAGATGAGTTAAAGACACGAGCATTAGCTGATGGTGCTATTATGGAAGGCTTTGGTTGTGCGAGTGAGTCTATCCGTACAATGGGTGAGAGAGATTCAGCAGAGGCGATGTTTGATGCTTACAGCGTTAGGGTAGTTGCCGATAGCGGAGCTACGGAGGCAAGAATCTGTACTATTAAAGAAATAAGTTTACTACGATGAGTATATACAAGTCAAGCAGTTTAGCAATGCTTCCTACTGCGTATAAGGATGGGAAGTTGTATAGTGTACGCCCTACTGATGGTAGTGGGGACTTCACATTTAGTAGGGGTTCAAATCTTGCTGCTACAAGAATTTCAGCTTCGCAGTTAATAGAGAAGGGTAGAGAGAATCTCTTGCTGCAATCAAATACCTTTGATACTACTTGGACTACGACAAGAGCAACTTTTGTTGGTGGTCAAGCAGGGTATGATGGCTCAAACAACGCTTGGGCAATGGTTGATAACACCACTAATAGCACCCACTTATCTGCTCAATCATTATCACTCGGAGCAAGTGTTGCTACTTTTAGTATTTATGCAAAGGCTAATGATGTTGATTTCCTTGCGGTACGCTTTGAAGGTTCATCAGTAGATTACGCTTACTTTAATTTAGCTTCTGGAACATTAGGCACTATTGACTCGGATTATATTGAGGCAAGAATTACAGATGTAGGTTCTGGTTGGTATCGTTGTGAAGCAACGAGAGTATTAGCGGCAAGTGGAAATCAAGTGGTTTTATTAGCTGCTCAAGCCAACAATGACCCAACATACGCAGGTGCAGGGACTACGGCACTATACATACAAGACTCACAAGTAGAATTAGGTCTCGTAGCTACTGAATACATTGAGACAGGAGCATCTACTGCACAAAGTGGTATATTAGAGGACTTACCGAGATTAGATTATAGTGGTGGTGCTTCGTGTCCTGCTCTTTTACTTGAGCCTCAAAGAACAAATAAGGCTAATTATAGTGAGGGATATGTAGGGTATCAAACATCCACAAGCGGTACAGGTGTAGCCCCTGTTGTAAGCCAAAACGCTGCCGTATCTCCTGATGGTACACAAAATGCTTTTAGAGTAGACTTAAATAGAGGCACGGGTAATACAGGTTCGGATTGGAGTTGGATATATCAAAGTAATATTGGATATGTTGGTTCTAATGTGATTAGCGTGTATCTTAAAGCAGCCACAAGCAACGACATCGGAAAGGAAATTGCCATTCGTGCAGCAGGTGGTTCAAATGCTGTAGTATTAACCGCTGATTGGAAAAGACACGAAATAATTAAAACATCAACCGCAACATCCGATTTAGGATTGTATTCAAGAGGTGGAGAAAATGCAGACAATGCGGTTTCTTGTTATGTGTATGGATGGCAAGTAGAAAACAATTCAAGTTACCCTACAAGTTACATACCTACTATGGGTTCTGCGGTTACGAGGTCTCAAGATGTTTGTAGTGGAGCAGGAGATGCTGATACCTTTAACGATAGTGAGGGTACTTTGTTTGCAGAGATATTTATTGAAGAAGAAATAGATTCTAATATAAATATAAGCGTTTCTAAAGGTACTCACGCACAAGATTTGACCAAGTTTATTTATTTGCCATCTACTAATGAATTTAGGTTTGAAATATTTGGAGGAGCCGTTGGAACCTCAATAACTATTAACAATTTATCTTTAGGTGTATATAATAAAATTGCGGGTTCTTATGATGGGTCAGATGTAAAATTATACATAAATGGTGTTCAAATAGGTACTGCATCAACAAATCAACTACCTACTGGTTTGAATCAATTTAATTTTGATAGAGCGGATGGTACTGCACCTTTTAAGGGGAAGGCAAAAAAAGTTTTATACTTCCCAACTGCATTAACTGATAGCGAGTGTATCGCATTAACAACTATATAAGATGAGTATATACGACAAAAGCAGTTTGGTCTTAATACCAAGCGGTACAAAGGCAGGTAAGGTCTACTCGCAGAAACCTGTAAGCGGTGATGGTGATTTTACTTTCACTCGTTCATCTGCTGCTACGAGAGTTAATGCAGATGGTAATATAGAGAAGGAGACAAGTAACTTGCTGACCTACTCTAATACTTTTAGTTCTTGGACACCTGCTAACGCTGTATTAACAGATGGTCAATCTGGTTATGATGGAACAAGTGATGCTTGGTTATTAGACAAAGCTGCATCAGCAGGGAATATACAATTAAATGTTTCTTCAAGTGGTGTTAATACTTTTAGTTATTATGCTAAAGCAGGGAGTGTTGATTGGACAAGGTTATTGATTTTAGGAACTACTAACGCATCAACATACATTAACTTAACGAATGGTGCAATAGGTGTAGGCGGTGGTGGCTTTATTGATGCTACGGCAACAGATGTAGGTAGTGGTTGGTGGAGAGTTTCTATTACTCATTCTACTGCAATTACTCAAGTTCGTATTTATCCTGCACCTGCCGACAACGATACAAGTGGTTCAAGCGGTAACATCTACATCCAAGATGCCCAACTAAATCAAGGGCTGATAGCGCAAGAGGTGATTACTACAACTACATCTGCCGTATATGGAGGTATTACAGACAATACTCCAAGATTGGACTATACGGATAGTTCGTGTCCTGCACTATTGTTAGAGCCACAACGGACTAATGTTGTTACGCAGTCGGAGTATTACGATACAGGCAATGGATACTTCAATTCATTTGCATTACACGACATCGTAACAAATACTACTGCAACAAAATCTCCAACAGGTGATTATTCTGCTTCAAAGATTATACCTGACACATCAAATAGTAGCAACCATAACATATATGGAAGTAATGTTACCTCTGGTACAAAGTATGCGGTTTCAATCTTCGCTAAAGCAGCAGAGTATAATTATTTACTGATTCGTGGTCTTGGTCTTGGCGGAAGTGGCGGAGCAAGATTTAATATATCAACAGGAGTTGTTGAAGGTGTTGCAGGATATGATTCAGCAACAATAGAGGATTACGGAAACGGATGGTATAGATGTATTGCAGTCGGTACTGCTACCTCTACAACAGGTGCGTACTATCACGCTTCTCCAACTGCTGCATTCACATCATTTCAAGGAAACAACTCCGATGGTATTTACATTTACGGAGCGCAAATAGAAGCAGGAAGTTACGCAACATCCTACATACCTACCTATGGGAGTAGTGTAACTCGTGTGGGTGAAACAAACTCCGTAACAGGTGTGAGTGATATTATTGGGCAAGAACAAGGCACTTTCTTTGTTGAATGGGAAAATATAGGTGATACATCAAGACCTTATTTAGCATTGAGCGCAGGAGGTTCTACGGCTAACCGAGTGTTGATTTATGAAAGTAGCGGTGTAAATGCTCAAATAAAAAGCGGAGGCTCTGTGGTATTTCAATCTACTACTGCATCTGTAAGCGGAACAATAAAAGCAGCAGTCGCATACAACACAAATGATTTTGTATTCTATGTAAATGGAACGCAATATGGCACGGATTCAAGTGGCGCTACATTTAGCGGAACAACTTTAAGTGAAATAGAATTTGACCACGCAGGGTTGATTGGTGCATCAATAAAACAATCACTTGTATTCAAGACACGACTAACAAACTCTGAATTAGCAGATTTAACTACACTATAATGAAAACATTTAGAAAATACTCATTCGGCTCTAAAGGAGCAGCAACTACGAAACTGAATGCCTTACCACACGATGAGGAAGGTAACCCTAACCACAACCATAGTATCGTACATCTTGGAAATCTCGTAGAGACTGAAGGTACATACGATGATGAAGGAAACGAACTCACCGCACCTGTACTATCTTCTACCTACCACATAGATGTTCTATGGGATGGTGAGGCATTAGAGTCTTGGGATAGTGCTATGGTATGGTGTGCGCCTATGGGCATCCATACTTTTGGTTCAAGCTCTGCTATTGCGGAATGGACAGAGGCTTGTAAGGAGTTGCATCCAGAGTACTTCCCAGAACCAAGCGAGGAAGTATAATGAAGCCTAGATGGAATGTACCACAGGACAAGCGTAGAGGATGCCTCTGTAAAGATGGCAAGAGATACTCTCGTGAGTGCTGTAATGGTGAGCTGATCAATCAGGGTATAGGTAAGATCTACAAAGATGAGACTGAGTAAGAACTTGACATTGGCTGAGGTTACAAAATCAGCAACTGCTATCCGTAAGGGCATCTCTAACGAGCCAACCATTGAGCATCTAGAGAATCTAAAAGCAGTAGCTGAGAACATCTTCCAGCCATTGAGAGATAAGTTCGCTGTGCCTATTGCGATCACGAGTGGATATCGTTCTGCTGATTTGAATAAAGCCATAGGCGGTAGTAGTACCTCTCAGCATTGCAAAGGTCAAGCCATTGACATTGATGCAGATGTATATGGTGGTCTAACGAACAAGGAGATCTTCGACTATATCAAGGACTCGCTAGACTTTGATCAGTTGATTTATGAGTTCGGAACTAAAAACAACCCAGCATGGGTACATTGTAGTTTTATAAGTAGCGGCAATCGTAGACAGATTCTACGAGCCATCAAGAAAAACGGAAAGACAAGCTATGAACTTTATTAAGATATTCAAAGACACTAACGACTGGAACGAGAAAACCATCATTGGTTTCTTATCGTTTGCTGTTATGGTGTTAGTCATGGTAGCTGATGTAGTTACAGGTTGGCTAGGCAAGGATTTACTCGTGAACGAGTTTATCTACAACTCATTCGTGTTTGTAACATTAGGCAGCTTCGGTATTGCTGGTCTAGAAAAGTTTGCTAAGAAATGACAGAGACAGATATAAAATTGATACTGCTTAACACAAGCACTTTTGCTATTAGCTTTGCACATATAGAAAACGCTTTGAAGATTGCACTGCTCTTAATCTCTATTGGATATACAGCGCAGCGTTGGTATCTAATGCACAAGGGCAATGGCTCAAGAGACTAAATCTTTTCTAAAAGAAAATTGGTCAATGTTGATCTGGCTTGTTGCAGCAGTCTTTGCGGCAGGTGGTATTTATGCAGAGTTCTCATCCCTAAAGATGGAGTTGAATGTAGTGCATGAAAGATTAGATAAAAAGATTCTAGTCATAGAGAATCTAGAGGGAAGAATTTACGATATTGAAAAACACTTAGAATACCGAAAAGGATATAATGAATCACAAAGAAACAAGCCAAGATAGTTTTGCAGACTTCGTTGATGAACTAACAGACCAAGAGCAGCCTAGCTGCAACATTGATAACCCTGAAGATTGCGAAGCATGTGGCAGTTAATAAAAAGAGGAGCAGTTCTAGTAGGGCTGCTTTTTTTGACTCAGGGATGTGGTGCGAAGTATCACCTGAATCGTGCGATTGCAAAAGATCCTACGATACTAGAGTCGGTTGTGGTAAGAGTAGACACAACGATCATCACAGAAAATAAAGCGATTAGAGACACTCTAATTCTAAATAGGGTAGATACCATCACATTAGAAAGAAACTCTGTTAGAGTTAAGATAAAGCGTATTCACGATACGATACAGATAGATGCTGAGTGTCTATCAGACACGATCACAATAAGTAAGGTAGTCGAAGTACCTCAAGTTGTCTATCAAGAAAAAAAGTTCAATAGGAATTATCTATTGCTCTTGATTATCTCAATTATTCTATATACCTTCGGTCTTATTAAAGTACTTAAGTAGTATATAATATATATATAGTACTCTTACAGAGTACAAAAAAAAATATATATATAATATATATACTCTCTTACAGAGAGTTTTATAATATGACAAGGAGACAAAAGAGTATAGCTATCGAGATGGGTAAGTTAGAGGATGATTACCACAATCACTTCCTGTCTCACTTTGGATTCCATGATGAGCAAAGGTCTGATCACCTAAACTTCTGGAAGTACCATAAGAATACTGGCTATGACCTTTAGAGAAGCCCAAAGGCTTTCGAGCCTACTCAACGAAGATGGCTATCACGCTTGGGCAGTAGATGGCTTTCATGTTAATGTACTCTTTGATGGTGTACTCTACGAACTAAAAACAGCAGAACGACAACCGAATGAGAGATCCTAACATCGA